CCCCTCTGCAGGCTTTTAGCAACTTTGCGTCCCGTAAAGAGTGCTAACACGTTTGTTGTATTTTGTTTTTATGCCGAGAAAAAATTCCACCAGAGCAAGAACTCCAGCAGAGCTTTACCGAGACCAGGTTCTGCAGGGTTACCCGGAATGGCCTACATGGTCGAGGAAGTTGCGTAGGATCTTTGTTTCGTTGCCGTCTTACGGTGTCGGAGAAGATGCGTTAGAAACAATGTGCGAAGATTTCGACTGGGATTACAAGAAGACCCTTGCCCTTGTCGAAAGCAATAAAACCTTCAAGCAAGCTGTAAACGAGTTTGTCGATAACAACTACGAATACCGCACAGCGTATGTCCCAAACCGCAGCAACACTGCAACGTTCTCTTTTCCGGTTAGATGGTCTGCATTGCAACGGGTCTACATGATGGAATCGGGTATAACGTCGTTTATAAAATCCGAGACAGGTAGAATCTCCAGTTCCGAAAGCAAACTCATCGACAAGACAGGATTGTTGGAAATAGAACCTATGGCAAACCTGCCTGCACCGGACAAGCCGAAAACCAAAACTTCTACGACTGCCGACATATCTGGCGAATCCAGTCTTTACGAACTGGAAGAAATGCTGACCTAGTAACATGCCGTACAAGTACACGCCGTCACCGTGGCAACGTAAGTTCCACGAATCGAAAGCCCGAATAAAAGTTGTATGGGCTGGACGGCGTGCAGGTAAAGGACGAGCAGTTCTTACCGAACTTATGCGAGCAATCACCGCTGCGTCCCAAACGCCATTCCTCGCTACCAAAGAAATCGCAGAAGCATCGGGACTCAAAGTCGGAGAAGATCTTACCCACACACTCGAACCAGCTATCCACGTTTGGGTTGTCGCTCCTAACTTTGCACAATCCCGCCAGGCATGGAACGAACTAAAACAATTCATGCCTCAAGACCTTGTTGTACGAAGAAAGCAATCTCAAGGCGGAGGTAGAGGCGACGGTTGGAAAGAAGACGAGCGTTCTGTATGGCTGCACCTCAAGACACCTAATCTGGCGCGCCGGGAGTGCTACATCGAAATAAAATCTGCAGACGATCCAGAATCTCTACAGACAGCAGGTCCAGACTTTATCTGGGTTACCGAATCCCAAGACATCAAAGAAGCTGCGTGGAACAAACTACGACCAATGCTCAACTCATCAGGACGATTGGGTAGAGGTTGTGTCGAAGGAATCCCGCCATTCACACGTAACCACTGGTTCTCAAAGCTGTTCAACTGGGCAAACGAAAACCCGACCGAAGATTACGAGGCTTTTAGAGCCACAACATTCGACAACGTGTTCCTGTCGGAAAAACAAAAGCAGTCAATCTACGACGAAAAGGCAACAATGCCCGAACCCGTATGGGAACGCATGTACCTCGCCAAACAACCAGACGGCGGAGGCGGGTTCTTTAGACCCAGCAAGATCGAAGAAGCTGCTATCGCTGTAGAAATGCTCGCCCCAGATCCGTCAGAACGCTACGTTGCCGGACTAGACTTGGGTAAAAAGCAGGACTACACGGTTTTCGTAGTAAAAAACGCTAGGACACGAGAATCCGTACACGCTCTCGAAATGTCAGGCAACGACTGGGTTAGCCAGATAGAAACTATCTCCAGCGAAGTCAACAGATGGAACGTCGGAGATATGCGAGTTGACTCCACAGGACTCGGAGATGTTGTTTTCGACCACCTGCTAAGTACCGGGATGCCAGTTCAACCATTCAAATTTAGCGCACAAAGCAAGTACCAACTGTTCCAGAACTATTACATTGCGCTGGAAAACGGAACGGTGCGTTTCCCCACATCTTGGTCAACACTAATTCGGCAGTTAGAAGATATTTCAATCCGTCCCGGCAACGGAGGAAGTTATATTTTTTACAACGAAACAAACGAGCACGATGACTGGGTTGACGCAGAATTACTTGCATTGATGGCGTGTGACCCACCAGGTTACGAAAATGGGGACTTTGAATTTCTCCGTTCAATTCGTAGAATGAATCCCATTCGACCACAACCAGCGTATAGACCTACCAGGTTCATGCAGGCTTACCGGGCGCAAAAAGCTAAGGCTAAGATGCAGCTTTATGGGGAAGAAGCAGAACTCGTAGAGACAAAATAAATGGTTCTACAGTTTTCTAGCGAATCGTCCGAAATCATAAACGTTGAGGCATCCAACCCACTGGATGAGCCTGAACTGTCGTTGTTCTGGATTGCAGAGAAATCTGCTACAGGAAACGAAATCTTCCGCAACTTCAAGAATCAATGCAAGATGCTGGACGATTTCTTCCTGAACGACTTCGACTTTAGCGTTCCAGAGAACGGAACCATGATTCGGCTGGGTACTGCTCAGTCTGTAATCAACACTCTTGTAGCGCACGTTAGCCCACAGTTCCTCGACATCTCAGTCCCACCGCCCGGCCCTCGAGGTCAGGCTCGCGCCGAAAACATGGAGAAGTTCCTGACTGGCGCACACCACATGATTGAGCATCGCTCTCCGGTGTACAGGGAACTTACCAAACATGCAGGGCTATACGGCATTGCATGGGAGAAGTTGGAGTTTATCGCTAACGAGTGGAGTGACTTTCCTGAACCTCCACCGCACATGGAAGAAGACGAGACTTATCGTGAACGTGTGCAGGAAGTTATCGAGAAGCGATCTATCACTTGGCCTATCAAGTCAATTGCCGTAAATCCGCAGAACTTGGTATGGGACATGAACAACGGTACTCAGCCTCGCTGGGTTATCTACGAGTACCAGGTAGACGCAGAGTGGGTTCAGGCTCACTTCCCTGAGTGGGGCAAGTACACTAAAGGCTACGTTAAGTTCCAAGAAGTCTGGACTGCATCTCAAGTAGCGTATGTTGCCAACAACGAATGGGTAATGGAGCCACGCCGACACGGATACGGCAGACTCCCGTGGATTATGTACTGGCCTCAGATGGGACTGGATACAGGATCGTCAGAGCCAGAGAAGCTCTACATGGGATTGCTCAACGGTTCTACCGAAATGATCCGAGCGCAGAGCCAGCTTGCATCTCACTACATCGACATTGTCGGTAAATCTGCATGGCCTACTCTTGAATTTACAGGACCTCCCGGTATTACCGAAGAAGTTCAAGCAGCATGGGATGACACTCCCGGCTCGAAGAACATCAAGCCACCACAGGTGCAAGTCGGAGTCGGTCAGACTCCTCGACCTCCTGCAGAGATCGGCATTGCAAAACAGTTCCTCGACGAAGCTATCGAGGCAAACACTGTCCCTGCCGTAGCACGAGGTCAGCGTCCTGCAGGTGCAGCATCTGGATACCACACCGCAGTTCTTGCAGGTATCGCCTCGCTAAACTTTGGCGCAGTCAAAGAAGCGATGGAACGTGGACTGCAAGACAAGGGCGAAATTATTCTTCGCATTGTTGAACTTGTTATCAACGATAAAGTCACTGTGTTCGGTAAGACCGAAGCAGGTGTGCTTGATGCAGCAATCAAGCCGTCAGATATCAAGGGTCACTATGTAAACATTGTTCGGATCAACTCCGTCAGCCCAGAAGAACAAGAGCGCAGGTTGAACCTGTGGGCGAACCTCTGGCGATCAGGATATGTTGATCTCGATACCGCACTACGCAAGGGAGGAGTTAGCAACCCTCTCGAAGTGCGCGCTAAAATACTTGAGGAACAGTTCTTGAATTCGCCTGGAATCCAAGAGCAGTTGCAGGCAGCTGCAGCAAGTCGCATACCTACGATTCAAAACATTATCGAAGCAGCAGGGCAAAGTTCTTCTCCGCAAATTCCCACTCCTGAACAGACTGCTTTGAATATCTTGAATACGCAGGGTGCGATGCAGCTGCCGAACGCAGGTAACTTCCAGCCCGGCAACCAGATGGGGACTCGTCCTCAATCTCCCGGTACAGGAATACCTACAACAACAAGACCGGTAATGCCCGGTTCGATAGATGAGATGCGTCAAACTGCAGCAGCAATAGCAGGGCCTCGATCAGGAAATGTTCGAGTACCGACTGCAGACATCTCACCTGGGGCGAGGGGATAGCTATGGCTAAAAGCACTCACCCGTTGGAAATGGCGTTTAGTAAGTTCGACGATACGGCAGAGCGATATCTGCGTCAGGTCGAGAACTCGTTCAAGTCGATAGACAAGATCCCAGACGTCAAACAGCCAAAGAAACGAAAGCCAAAGCCGAACATCTACACTCAGATGCAAACCCCGTTTAGGAGCCTGTAATGGCAAAATTTATTCTTAGGATTCCAGATTCTTACGCCCCTCGGTTTACTTCAAATATTGTTGAAATAGATGCAACTAATGAGAGCGGGGCAAAAGCAAGGGCATATTCGCTTTTAAATATTCCAGCAGCTCTTTTATCTGTAACGCCTAAAGCCGATGTAGATAAAGCATTACAAAATGCTGCAACAAAAATAGAAAACCTGCGAACAACTAGTGGTGAAAATGTTTTTACTTATACATCACCATTTACTTCTACTTCTACAGGTTTTTCGGGAATAAATATTCCAAAGGCTCCTGAGTCTGGTATTTCATCTGTGTATGGCAAAGCAGTTGAAAGATTAAATCAATACAACTTGGCACGGGCATTAACTGACTCTTTTGAACTAGGGCAAGGTGAAACTGCTTCTCTTACACCTGAACAAAGTAGGGTTATATCTCCTTCTGAATTGCCTCGCTATTTTGTTAGAGGTAGCGATCCAAATTTGATGCGTTTGGATGAACTTGAATCAGAAGTTGCTGCCCGTCGTGCTAGGGGGATTCCTGTCCCGCAAGCCTTATTGGACGAAATAAGTCGCCTAAAAGGAGGGCAGTTTTACGAAGAAGGTTCACTTGGCTCTGGATTATTTAAAGACTCAGAAGACACAGAAGACTCAGAAGGCCCAGGAGACTCAGGAGACTCAGGAGACTCAGAGACCATCACAACCCCAGGCGACGATACTACAGTAACCACACCCCCAGACGACAATACTATAAACGTTGGTTCTGTGGTTCCTGGCAGCACAGGCTCGTTAAGTTCTGCTACAAGTTTGCAAGATTTATTAAATCTATTTTTGTCAAACCCTACCGATTACTTCTATGAAGTTCCTATTTACCAGGATGTTTATAATGAGGATGGGGTGGTTGTTGGTAGAGAACAAATTGGCACAGAACAAGTTCTTTCGCCACTAGCTGAAGCTGCTCTGCAAGCGTATAGCACGCAACGTGGATCAGAGTCCATGGATCTTGCGTCTCGATTTGGAACCACTACTCCGTTCGGAGCAATAGCAGGTTTAGACGGGACTGTAGAACAAGCAATAGCACTTGCAGAGTTGCAAGCAAGAGCAGGCATTACAAACCCGTATGCTGCGTTAGGTACAGGATCTGAGATTGCAAATATCAGCACAATTTTGCGAGGGGGGCTTTCTGTTGATGAGCAACTTGCTTTAGAAGGGTTACGGGCAAGGGGCGGGCTTAGTGCAGAACAAAGACTTGCTGAACTTGGAACTCAATACAACCCGTTTTCCGAAACAGCTCAAAATAGGCTGGATTTAGCAAGGGCGCAAGCATCAGGCGGACTAACAAACGAACTAAATATTCTTGCAGCTCAACAAGCTGCTGCTGCTAACAATCCTTTTGCTGCTGCTCAACTTGGAATAGACATCGACAATATCAACACGATTCTTCGTGGTGGTCTTACTCCTGAACAACAACTTGCTATTGCCCAGGCTCCGGGTAATCCATTTGGGCTTTCTGCAGAGCAACAGATTAATTTACAAAATCAGTTAGCACGAGGAGGGCTTACTGCTGAGGAACAAAGTAACTTAGTAGGCTTGCAAGCTAGAGGTGGGCTTACTGCTCAAGAGCAACTTAACTTAGCAGGCTTGCAAGCTAGAGGTGGATTGACTGCACAAGAAAGACTTGCCGAGCAACGCCTTGCTGCGTTGTCTCCATTGCTTCAAGCATCTCCAGGTACGCTAGGCGGGTTGTCTAGGGTGCTAGGCGGTGAAGCTCAACTGCAAGGATTGTTTAGCCCATTCACCTCAGACTCCTCTGCAACAGGCATGGCTAATGTAATGCAGCAAACTAGCCCTACTCCTTTTACAACACAATCTATGGAGCGTCCTAGACAAACCATAGGTGGCTATCAGAGAGCAGACTTGTTTGATCGTGGTGCTATAGAAGCAGAAGCTGGCATGGCTAGAGAAGAACTTGACCGATATTTAGGGCAAGTTTCTCTTGGCGCAGGAAGCCCTAGAGGTTCACTTGGAGCGCAGTTAGCTTAATGGTCACTCCTTTTCGCACTAACCCATTTGAACAGCAGACTCAACAGTTTCTTGCTCAGTTGCGTTCTCAAGAAGAACAGCGACAACGAGATCGAGAAGCTCGTGCAGCGCGCAGTCGTCAAGTTGCAATACGAAATGCAAGGATACGCGAAGCACAACTAAAAGCAGCTGAAGAGGCTCAACAACAAGAACTTCTTGAAAAGTATCTAGCCCCGCCAATAGAAGGACCGCTTGTACAACAAGGGACACCTATCTACGACCAGCCAACTCCGCCTGAGCCAGCAGTTATAAAAGGCGTTGATGTTAGCGGGGAGGAGCCTTTTCAGTTTACTGGTGGTTTTGCGCCCGGCCTTCGATCCAATATTGCTAATGCTGGAATAACAGCTTTAGGTGCAATAGAACCTGCGTTGAATACTGCAATAGGTCTTGGGTCAAGAATCCTTCCTGGAGATCAAGAATTTGATAAACAGTTTAGGGAGGTTATGGAAGAACGTGAGGAACAAGGCAAGCCTGCAGGTGTAAGGCAATTTTTTGCATCTAGTGCGGAAGCAGCAAGGCGCGCTCAACCTACTACTCAAGGCGCAAAAAACTTTAGTTCGTGGCTTTTGCCGTGGTTAGACCTCGCCCCAGGAAATGTTGGCATCCCACAAGAAACTTTAGATCGTTTCCAAAAATTACGAGAGCAATATTACGAAGAAGAAACAGGTCAAAAGTTTGATGATGCTGGATTCTTTACTAACTTTACTGCTGATATTCGTGCATCTCGTAGAGCTTACGACGAAATAGATTTACCTAATTACTACAAAGGAACAATAGAGGTTGCTCTTGATCCTATTAACCTTGTTCCAGGCGCAGGTTGGGTAAACGACGCTAAGTTTATAAAAGGAGCTGCTCTTACAGCAGGGCGTGCTGCTGTTCTTTCTCCACAAGCTGTAAGGGCAATTCCTACACTTCCTTCAAGGCTAAAAGAAACTTGGAACGCAGCTTCTGAGATTCCTACAAATAATCTTGACGAGTTACAGGCAAAGCAAAATGCCGGTCAAGTAATTATTGATGAGTCAAATAATCAAGTTTATGCGAATGAATTTCGAGCACAGCAACTTGAATACGCAGGTAAAAAACGCACTCTTCAAAAAGAAATTGAGTCTTTAGAAAAAGCAAATAAACCTGTTCGGCAGCAAATAGACGAAACAACCTCCTCTATTGAAAAGATAGACGAACAAATTCGTTTGCTAAGAAATGAAGCAAAAAGGAAAACGACATCTGCAGATAGAAAAGCATCTATAGACAGCACTTTTCTCCCTAGTTTAAAAACAGAAAAGCAAAATATTAACCGCTCTAGAAAAGAGTCACTTTCACAACTTGCCTCAAATAACCAGCGAATAGATGAACTTAATAAATCTATAGATCAACTTCCGACAAATATAGATACTGCCAAGCGGGTAAAAGATCTTGCTGAAGCTCAAGCAGGGGAACGTACTACCCCACAGGTCTACGGTCATGGGGATTACGTTGACTCAGTTATTACCGGAAGGCAAGCTGAAGAAAATGTAGCTCAGGGTGCTAGGTACTTTAATGATGTAGACGAAACTACAGAAGCAACAAGGCGCGCACAAACTTCTAATTCTCTAAACGAAGATGCAGAGAGTGTTCTAAGGGAAGCCCAGGGTGGAAGTTTTAAAATAACAGTATTGGCTCCTAGTGCTGTTGAAGACATGGATGTTGCTCAAAAATTAGGTTATAGAGCAGGGCAGCTTTTAGGTCAGATTCCTGGGTCATCAAAGACCCCAAATATTCCTACTGAAATTGAAGTAAATCTTCAGGATGTAATAAGGGGCAGTTTCAATAAACTTCCTGAAAGTATTCAAAATCCGTTGGGAGGTGTTGCAAGAGCTATAACTCCTAGACTCCTTGCTAACTTAGAAAAAGTTAATCTAACTACAGAACGGATTAAGTTTGCAATAACAAACGCCAGGTTGCAGTCAACAGCAGCAACAGTTGTAAATCGTATCCGAGCAAAAACAGGTTCCTCATCTCAAGTATTTGGGGATGCATTGGAATCTGGGTCAATAATAAATGTTGGTGTCTTAGATACTGATAATGCTGCATTTCTTACTCAAAAAATTCGTACTAGGTTAGGTTCTCGTTACTCTGAAACAACAGATCTTTCTCCTAGCCAAATCCGAGAAGCGTTGAATGATGTTGAAGCTGGAAAGTTCCACGAGTCAGATCTTCTAAACGCTGTTGTAGAAGTCAGGCAATACGTCAATTCTAAAGGTGTAACAGAACTTGTTTATGACTTAGCTGACGAATTTAAAGTTGGGGATAATGTTTTCTGGCAAGACGGCAAACTTACCAGGCAGTCCCACTATTTTGTTCAGCGCGCAAAAGCCTACGGCGAGTTTGCTAAGTTGCTTGAAGAAGCAGGTATTCCTATTCGAGTAGCATTGAATGGCACAACAATTGCCTTGAGTGGTGCTGCTCGTGTTCGATACTTGCTGTCAGATGGAGCTTTTGCTTCTCGATATGTCTGGGCTAGAAAATCTGGTACTGGTAGGGTGGCAGATGGAGGCTTTGAAAAGTATTACAACAAGGCTCGAACCCTAATAGACCCTGATGAATTGCTTGCTCGTGTGCAAGATGGAAGCGTTTCTTACGTTAGCCCTGAAGATACTCTTGCAATATATTCAAGTGCTGTTTACAAACAGATTGCCGATACTGCTTTAGAAGAGCGGTTAATAAAGATTTTCCGAGAAAACCCTGAATTAGCTAAGAAATACAACGTTGTTGTAAAAGCAGATATAGAGCCATCTCTAAAAGGTGGAGAGTCTTTTGTACAGATTGGTGGAGCTGGAAAAGAGTCTGGCTACCGCACCTTAAAAGATGTCAAGTATAAGTTAGAAAAATCAGGCGAAGTTGTTTCTGACTCTCGCACTTCTCGTGAACGTCTATTTGACGGCTTGCTCTTTAATACACCAGAACAAGCTGCTAAGTTTGCTCAAGACTTTGATGTTCTTCTTGAGTCAGCAGAATTTAATCCTTTTATTCAGCGGTTTAAGCATTGGCTTACAACTAGCAAGGTATCTCGTACTGCAGCAGATTTCACTCGAATCTTACGTCTTGGTGGAACTGGTATAGACATTGGTCTTCTCGCTATCTACGGCCCTGTCATTATGGGTAAAGGCACTAGCGATATTCTTAAGGGCTTGGCTAAAAACGACGCCACTCTTTTACGGCAAGGTCAAGATGTTTACAAAGGGCTTGCTAACGCAACTGTAGATAGTTTTATTTCACTTGCTCGTCCAGACCAAGTGTTAGCTAGAACTTATCGCCCAGAACGCCAAGAACTTCTTCGTAAAGCTAACGTAGCAAACTTGCATCTAAGTCGAGTTCAAGTGGAAGCGTACGAAGCCTTGAACTCAAATGGGCCGTTTTCAAATTGGCTTACTAAGCCAACCCCTAATGTAAATTGGCCTTCAAGAGGCAAAAACGCTCTGGCTTCAACTTTGAATAGATTTCAAGGTTCTTGGTCAACATTTATAGATGAAGTAAAACTGTCAACGTTTGATGCTTTGACAGGGCATCTAAAAATGGAAGTAGCCGAAGAAGCTGAGCAAATTCGCCGGATAGCAGATTTTATAAACAAAGGGACGGGAACTTTAAGTTCCGAAGCCGTAGGTCTTACTAATTTTCAACGTCATATTGAATCGACATTTTTGTTTTTCTCGCCAAGAATGACACGTTCTATGATTGCGTTGCTAAGTGACGGAATAACTAGAGGCGGAGTAGAAGGGCGATTAGCAAGAGAAAGCGTCATTACTGCTCATGTTGCATTACAGGCTTACACCTGGGGCATAGGTCAAGTTCTAGGACAGGATGTAAACCTAGACCCAACAAAGCCTCACTACATGCAAATAAAAATTGGTGACGACTGGGTTGGCCCAGGCGGGCAAGTAATTTCTCTTTTCAGAGCAGGAACCAGACTTATAGCAGGAGCAGGTGATGAAGCATCTGTGTATCAGGACTTCAATGAAGATGGTGGATACAAAGATAACGAGTGGTTCAAACTCATAAGAGGTCGTGCTTTGTCCGCCCCTGCTGGTTCAGCAGTAGCAGATTTTATACTTGAAGAAGATTTTTACGGCGTTCCGTATGACGGGTTTAAAGATATAGCTATGGCTCAAGCTAAAAAGGCCTTGCCTTTTTGGTTACAAGATGCCGTTTCAGCAGACCCTTACAGAGCCGGGGTAGGAGCAACAGCAGCAGCGTTTGCTGGTCTTCGCACTCGGCCTTTGACACCTTACGAACGCAGTAGGGACTTGCGTAACCAAGCTGTTGAACAAAAATACGGAGCAGAAGGCTTTACTAATTACCAAAGCCTTGACCCTGTTCGCAAAAAAGAACTAAACAAGGAACTAAATTCTGGCTCTAGCTCATCTATTTCTGCAAGTGTTCTGCGAGATTACCAGGCAATTGAAGAAATCATTGAAGAAGTTCGAGAAAGCGCAGATGTTGATTCGGTTACTGTAAATGACTTTTACGAAGAGTTAGAGTCTGTTAGAGCTAAAAGTGATTCTGCAAAAGCAGAAGTGTTCCGTAAGTTAGAAACCTTACCTGGTCAAACAAAAGCGGACGTTCGCTTAAGTCTAAGTCGTATTAGTCAAGACTTTTCTTCTGAGTATGAAGCAATCTTTGATAAGTCTGAAAACGGTACATTTGCAGATGTTCATGAGTTTTTAGATAGGTTGCAAAATGTAAAAGGAACAGAGCGTAAAGAGGAAGTTTGGATAAATAGTTATTTTGAAACTATTTTGTTCAACCCTGAGTTTGAGAAAGTAACAGAAGAAGGGGTTGAGTATTTTGATTACGCAGCATTTGAAGGTGCAAAAAGAACTTGGTTGTCTAGGTATGGCACAGACGCTTATAACTATGTCCAAGAGTATTTAGACGCTGGAAAAGATATTCATCCAGTCGAAAAAGAGCTAATTATTACCAGAGAAAAGTATGGGTATAACTACTGGCAAGCTCCTAAGTTAGCAGCAATAGAACAAACTGCTATGAAATTCGGGGTGTCTATAGCAGAGGTTGAACGCCTGTACGAACAATGGAACACAGGCACAGTCGAAACTAAATCAATACTAGGCAAGGCTGAAATTATTAAAGCTGTTAAAAACTCTATTTCCGCAATACGAAAATCAATGCGAGAAAACGATCAAGGCCTCGATGGATTTTTGTTTGGCTTTGGATACACAAACACTCTTGTGCATCCACTAAACGCAGATGTAAGTGCCAGAGCTGTCTGGCGCACAAAACAAGCACATGATGAAGATTTCTATAACTCTTTTGATGTCAGTCAATAAGTTGTTATAGGGAGTAACTATCCACGGATAGTAAGAAAGGTCTACGGACATGGTTGAAGAAGTACGACAGGAAAATACCGCAGAGCAGGCAGAGCCACAGATTGTTGCTCAACCTTCCACGGAAGTTGAAGTAGAACAGGCTGTAGAGGCTCCTGTACCGCCCGTAGAGGCTCCAGACCCATTGGGTATGGTTCAAGACTTCCTCGGGAGAGAGCAGGGGCGTCTAGCGCAAGTATCTGGTCAGCGTATTGCTGCTGTCGAAAAGGCTTTCGATGCAAAGTTAGATTCGTTGATGCAAAGTATTCAACCTTTGATTGAACAAGCTAACGCTGCAAAGAAGGAACAACTTCTCAACATGGGGCAAGAAGAACTTGCAGAGATGGTGTTAGAGCAGCAACAGCGGGGCAGTGCTACGGCGCAACAAACTCCGCAACAAGATCCTTATTTGACTGCGCTTGCTACGGCGTCGCAGGAACTGATAACTGAAAACAATCTAAATGTTCCGGTAGATAGTCCAGACATTTGGCAAGGTTGGCAGCAAGGTATGTCTGTCACCAAGTCTCTTGAGATTGCAAAGCAAAACATAGAGAGGATGGCAGGTAAAACTGCAGCTCCAACTCAGGTAGCTCCTGCTGCACAGCAGGCTTCTGCTCAGGCAACACCACAAGTAGCACCTTCTACACAGGGTGCGCCCCAAAAAAGTAATAAGACAATTGACACAATGTCAGAGTTAGCAGAGATATATACTGCTGGTCGCATTAGTCGCGAGCAGTACCGAAAAGGCAAAGAAGATCTGCGAAATTCTGGCACAGTTTCGTTTTAGGTAAATAGAAATGCCACTTTCGCTTTCAACAAACACGCTGACCAAAAACGGGTCAGCAGCAGGCGGAACCTTTCAGGATATTTCTAATATTCTGCTTGCAGAGGCTATCGACAACATCGAGCCTGCCGCCCCTAACAAGGAACTCGTAACTAACATTACGATTCCATCAGGTCACTATCAGGTGACTGTCCCTATCTACGGTCGAACTACGGCTGCAGCCCTTACCGAGGGTGTGGACATCTCTCCTGTACAGGGACCTGAAGTAGCTAACGTTGTTACCCAGACTGCTTCCGAGCATGGTGTGATGACGTTCGTATCAGACCGACTTGCTTACCAGGGCAACGACGATGCAATCGCTGTTGTAGGTGAGCAGCACGGACGAGCCGTTGGTCGCCTGCTTGATCAGGACATCATTGGCTTGTTCGACGGGTTCAGTAACAGCATTGGCGCAGCCAACACAGACCTGAACCTTGCTTCAATTGCGGTTGCTGTTGGATTCCTGCGTAGCGATGACTCGACTTACGGACCAGCTCCGAACCCGATCAACGCTTCGCTCCACCCAGAGCAGATCCGCCGACTTCTGACTGACGTTGCAGGTCAGGCTGCCAGCATTAGTGCATTTGGTGGCAACCCGATTCCAACAGGTCTTTCGGAAGAGATCGTTAAGAACTACATGCGTGGTCGTGACCCGCTGTTCGGTGTCCCAATCATCGAATCTCCAAACATCTCCCGAGATGGAAATGACGATGCTAAGGGTGCTGTGTTCTCGCAGCGCGCTTTGCACCTTGCTATGGAACAGGAAATCAGGGCTGAGGAAGAGCGTGACGCTTCACTCCGAGGTACTGAAATCGTGACCGTAGGTGTCTGGGGTCAGGGTGAGACTGTTGACGTTTGGGGTGTTGAGATGCTGGGTGACGCTGAGTCGCTGGTAGCTTAATTCTCTAGGGAGGGACTGTGACTACTGAGATAAATACAAGAGTCATGCGGGGGTTACACGTCCCTCTCGAAGCTCAACCTGTGATTTTGTACAACACTGTTACTGGTAAGCCATTCAAGACAACGCAGGAGCGTAAGGCTTATTACCTTGCAAAACCTGCGCCGAAAATGATCCATCCAGAAACAGGTGTTGTGCGAAATGCAGCAGGTGTTACACATATGTTCAGTGAGCATCCACCTGCAGTTGAGGAAGTTCAAAGTAGGCCAACGGAGAATCTTCTGAAAACCGCAGAGCATCGCAAGAAGCGACGCCGAGGCAAAAGGGGTAGAAGTAAATGAGACAGACAACAATACAAAGGACCTGGCTTGATACGACAATCCAGAGTTTTCCTTCGCTTGTTGAGTCTTACAAGAAGGACTTAGGTCTTTCTAAGCTGATTGCTCCTGAGTACGTCAGTCCTGATACGGCTGTGTTTTACAAGCGTAAAAGCACTGGCGACTACGAACGGATTGTTGCTCCTTGCGGTGTACAAGGACTCTACACTGCGATGCTAAAAGGTTGGCTCATGGTGGCTCCCGATAAGGTTGAGACTCCATTTGAGACTCCGGCATCAAGCGCGCTCAGTGAGAGCGACTTGCAGGTGGATGCTGCTGTTGCTAAACAAGAGTTAGCAAACGCACTTGAACAGCGTGAAATGCGCGAAGAAATAAAAGAACGACCTTACGGCTGTCCAGTTTCTGGTTGCCGTAAAAGATTCAATAAGAAATCAGGCATGTTGCGTCACAAGACGGTCATGCACGATTCAAAGGATAAGTAAAAATGAGTATCGGTGCGCCACAGTACGGTGGCTACAACGCTCAAACTGCAGCAGGTACTATCACCCTTACTGCTGGTGATGACCTGATTCAGGCTATTGATCCAGGCGGATCAGGCCGAAACGTAGTTCTTCCTGACCTCGGTTCTACTGGTCAGGGCAAGGCTGTCATTGACAACACAGCAGATGCTGCTGAAGTTCTTACGCTTCAGGATGCTGCTAACGCAAACGCAACGGTTGGGACTCCAGGTCAGAACGAGTCAGCAACCTGTGTCTTCTCTGAAGGCTCATGGGTCTGCGTTGTAGGAGCAGCTAACTAATAGCTGATAGTGGGCAGGGGGGGTCGCTCCCCTGCCCTACACACTTTTATGCCAAATACAAAAAACATATATAAATCGACTCCAGACCAGACTGACGTATCTGTAACCGCAGATAGTGGGCTGGTTATCAATGTCCCTGACAACAAGTACGCCTACGGGGACAGCGAGTCTGTTGCCCAGATAGCAGGAGAACTTGCAACTAAACATTCGGGGAACAGTGACGCTGCTGGCAAAAGAGCTTACGAGCAAGCCAGAGAGCAACACGAAACTACCGACTGGAGTAGGGAACGAAGGAAGCGCGCTGTAGAGCGTGTTTCTAAGAAGCGTCCTCAAGCCATGACGCATTTCCTAAAAGACAACACTGGGCAGATAATTGGCGTAGAGGTTCTTTACACTATGACAGACCCAAATACTGGGTTTGTTGAGTACAAAACAAAAACTTTTTCTATGGATGAGTTGGAAAAAATAGGCTGATATGGCAACTGTTTTTGCAACCACAATTACCGTTTCTTCTGCAGGTACTGCAGTACAGGTAAGTTCGACTCCAAGACCATTTGTGTGGGCTATCTTTCACAATGCTCCTGGTAACTCGGGCAATGTTTATATCGGTGGCTCTGATGTGTCATCAACAAACGGTTTGTCGTTGCAACGTATTACAGGATCTGCAAATCACCTAGACGAAGTAAAGTTTGAGGGCAAGCAGTTCGCAGAAGATCCGCCCTTAGACCTAATAGATTTCTACGTTGATGCTGCTAGTAGTGGCGATAGGGTAGAGATACTTGCAAAGGTTCTGTAATGCCAGCCACAATTTCAACCACCACATCTGTTAGCACTTTGCTCCCGGAGTACGCCCGTAGAATCGGAGCGTATGTCGGGGGCTTTTCTACTACAACTAATGTTGCTGCTGACAACTTAGTTGTATGCACAACTCTTGGCGATAGAGGCTGGGATGTCGATGACATACTCAACGACTTCTACATCAGGATTGCATCAGGCAACAACAACGGTTCTATCAGGCGCATAAGCGACTACACAGGCTCTACAGGCACGATAACTGTGTCTGGTACTAACCTAACATCTGAGACAGGCTCTGTGTCGTTCGAGATTTACCGATACGACCCTCAGCGGTTGATTGAAACGCTGACAGATGCAGCCCAGGATTCCTTCCCACGCATTTATGTTCCGGTTTACGACCGAACAAACACGGCAAGTGACGATCAGTTCGATATCACAAGGCCAACATCTATTCCTAGAGGATACGTCCGGCAGTTGTATGCAGAGCGCAGGATTTACTCCAAGCTCTACGCAGACAACATCGTCAACGATCTGAACTGCGACCTAGAAGCCAGCACAATTACTGACTGGGTTAGCAGCAACGTTACAGCAACAGTTGAGGAAGATACTAACGACCCTGACAACGCTGTTGTGTGGGCAGATCAGAGATCAGCAAAGGTAACTGTTGACGCTAGTTCTGTCGGGCAGTTCTACCTGTCGGTTACAAGCCCTACAAGTTACGAAGGGCAAGAAATCAACTTTGCTATCTGGGTATATTCCAAGACTGCCAGTCGAATCTCTCCGTTTGTGCAGATAGATTCCGATGCAGTTGTTACCGGATCAGCACACACAGGCAAGGGATGGGAGCGTCTTACAGCAGTAACCGACGCAAACAATGTCGGGTCTACGATCAAGGTTGGGATACAGATCTCGTCTGGCGCGCAATTCACATGCTATGTAGACGAGGCTATTGCTACTGCTGGACGAGAAGAACTGCCTAGAGCAGGTCGTGTTGCAATACGAAACTGGTACGAGCAGGACGACAAGATTTACGTTCTTGAAAAGATCCCAGCAGGTCACAATGTTTTAGTAGTTGGCATGGGGATGCTAGACTTTAGCAACCTGTCTACTACCGCTCAGGAAATAAACGAGAACGCTCGCAGGATGTTGTACAACCATGCTGCGATGCTCTTGTACCAGAGTGAAATAGATACAGTGGACTCTACGGAGCAGCAGGAAGCATTGAACAGGTTCAATCACTTCCGCAATCGTGCAAATGAAAATGTTGGAACAATGGCTCCAATGTCAATGCTCAGGAACACGGCTTCGTCATAATGCCTCAGCACTCAGATGTAATACTTACAAACACTGATGGATCGTCTAACAAAGTAGAACTAACACTTTGGAAAGACAGTACATCTCTCAGCCAGGGTTATTCATCTGCGATTGTCCCTTTCCTTCCTGCTCGTCAGCCAACCGATGATGCTAACTATCAACAGGTAGACCCAAAGATTGGCGTGACATGGGACGCATCTAACTGGGTCAATGGATTTGGGCAGGGTAGAGAAGAGAACTTCGGGCAGTCCGGTCGGTATGGGTACTCTGACGGGGTGCTTGCCACATTTGCTAACGAGTTAGTTCTGGGCTACCGAGAAATATCTGTAGACCAGATTCTAAAAAACGGCAGACTCAACGAAGATACTTCTGCGTGGGCTGACGGTACTGAGTCTGCTACGTCTATTAGCGAGGGCTACGAAGGAAAAGCAGGGCGAGTAACCGTTAGCCAAACTAACGGAACATTTACACAAAACTATCTGGGTACAGTTGCTCCGCTTCGTGGCATCAGCATTACGTTCACAGCTCGCGCCAAAAGAATTAGCGGTACAGGTTCTGCGTCGCTAAAGATTACCGATAGTGCTGGGACTTCTACTTCCACTACTTCTGCTTCTGGCGAAGGGTGGGAGGCACTAAGCGTAACTCGAACCGTAGATGCTGCTGCTACTTCACTGTCTTTTATTATGGAGTTCACGACTGCAGCAGACGTATTCGACATTGATGAATTTGCTGTAGTTGTTTTCGGTGGTGCTAACTTTCCTGCAAGGCCACAAGAATTTTCGGGTGACCTTTATGTGCCATGTGGCAGGACTATCTTGAAATGGGATATCACAAACGAGATTTGGTATCCGGTTTACTGTAACGCTTCGTATGCAATTACAGATATAGAAGTGTTTGGCAACTCTATATATGCAGGGCTAGACACAAGCGCGCCGTTCGTGTACTCAAGTGATGGCACAAGCTGGTCATCTGTAGGAGGATCTGGTGATTCTAGTTACGCGAAGTATTTTTCTAAGGTTCGCAATGCTAATGGCGACTTTGCTCTTGCAAAAGTTCGTTCCAACCAAGTTTCTCTTTCCATTACTCCGAGCAGTCTCACTTCTTGGGGGGCGGAGATAAAGGTTGGTGAGCCTAACCACCCTGTAACAAATGCTTTCTCTGCTAACGACACGCTGATTGTTGGTAAAGAAGATGGTCTGTTTGTATACGACAGAGTTAGCAACCAGTTCCGAGATATATCACCAGAAACAAACCTGTTTACAGCACCAGAGAACTTTCAGGTTGCTATCTCTAGGGCGAACGAGGTGTTTACTGCTGCTGGTAACCGAGCCTTCTACCGCCTACCTATAAGCAACGTCAGCGGAACTTGGGAGGATATTTCATATCTTCTCAAATCAGCATCATTCTTAGGGTTCAGCGGACAGGTATCTGCAATAGCGCAGGACGTTAGCAACATCTTCTTAGCAGTCCCGGCAGATATTGCCAGCACTACAGGAGCGTTTCCGTATACGTTCCCGATGACGTTCCCTCCATCCGAAACGCAGTTCATTATGGCGTTGAAGTACCAGAAGTCAGTTGACGGTGGGCCAGCAAGCTATGTTGCTCACACACTAACGTCGCTCAAGATTGACCGGATACAACAACTTGCTAGGTTTGAGACAACTAGCACATCTAGTCTTTTTGCGTTTGGACCATACGACTCTGACGAAGCGCGTATCACTCGCATCGTCTTTCCTCTGAAGCACGAACATCCAGGTCTTGTAGGTAACAAGAACACCAGACTGTCCGGTGATTTCTACACTTCCTTCATGGACTTCAACTTCCCTGACCGTAGCAAGACTGCGGTGAAGATGACGCTGGAGTGCTTGAACGTAGACGCTGACCACCCGATTACTGTGTACTACAAGATAGACGGCGCAAGTAACGATGACAGCTCAGGCTGGACGCAGTTCGGATCTGCTGTTACTGGTTCAGGCTCACAGACTATTACTGGATCTTTGAGTAATCCTGTGACGTTCAAGCGTATTCGTTTCAGGATCAATATGGCATCAAACGAATTCAATAGCTTGCCTCCACGTTTGCAGTCGGTGGTGTTCCACTCTGTATTCGCTAACGTGGACTTTGTGGAATGGCAACTACAGGCGAAACTAATTGATGCCAGAATGACAGCACGTAGGCTACGGCAGGTAAGAGATACCCAAGTTATGTCTACTGTGCTTTCTGATTTAGAAACACTTCGGCAAGAGCCGTTTGTGCTATATACCGATTTGGACGGGTCAACGTATCGGGCTAGGATTACACAGAAGTCTCTAACGCCTATAGGCAAGAATCGGTCTGCTATGTCAGGCGCAGCAGTTGAGCGTTCGTACTTATTGACTTTAGGATTAAGTGAAGTAAAGACCACTTAGGAGTTTTGGAATGGCCTTCAAACACAACACCAGCCTGACCAGTGATGGCGTTCTTCAGCAGGGAGACTACGAGTCTACTAGCGGTCACCTGCTAGACAACCAGGCTGAAGGCGACTTGATTGTTGCTGATAGCACAACCACTATGACGCGCTTGGGAGCAGGTGCTGCCAATACGGTGTTGACCAGCGATGGAACTAATCCTAGCTATAGCAAGCTGACCACTAGCAACCTCACGGATGCAACGCTTGTTACAGAAACTGACACGATTGCAGGGAACGATAACGACACCACTATCCCGACATCTGCTGCTGTCAAGGACTATGTAGATAACCAGGTAAGTGGAACTACTCTTACATTTGAAGATGACGCTACCGTTACAGGTTCTGTCGATCTCGACGCAGCTAACCTGAAAGTCTTGGGTGGCACGAACGTCACGACTAACCGTACTGCTGCTAACGAGATAACGGTCAACCTTGATGCAGATATCTCTGTTACATCGGTG